ACCATACGTTTCCTCCTCAACCGTAAACGGTATGTGATTCAGTTGTTCATCCGTCTCGTATATATGCGGCCCCATGGAGAGCACGGTATAGCCAGCGGCCACAAGCGCCGCTTTGATTGCGCTTGCTTTTGATTCCCACGCCGATGCCGTAAATAGGTCAACCGCGATTAACCGATCACCCGAAATTTCCTCGCTGTCCCCGTAGGTGCCTCCGCTTTCAAGGACAAGGTGGTACGTGACATAGGTTGCCGCTTTTCCCTTGTACGGAACAGGTTCAACAGGGCACCCAATTCCAGACAAAGCATCTTCAATGCTCATATGCTCCTCTTTTCAGGTCATAGGCTCTCTTTCTCGTAGTCTCCTATGACGTTCTCAAGCGTTAAGTCCATGCATGGAGGATGAACATCTTCGACCTTCTGGGCACGGCTCACACGAAATTGTTCACCGCCCAAAATCGCGATATTCTCCGCTTTGACCGATTTCAAGAACGGGCATCGGAGAAGATGTTCTATTTTTGCGTTTGCTTGTTGTGCCGCGTAATAGCGCTTAACCCCAACCGTCCTTTGGTGAAACCGTAATGTACATATTGGCGTCGCCGCTATGGTGCGAGGTGCGACGGCCTCGTAGATTTCTACGAGGCCGTCGTTAAATGTTTGTAGTTTGAGAGGGTTTTTGATCATACTAAGCCCCCTCGGTTACGACCGTAACTGTCGTGTCGATTTGGAGCGACAGCAGTTCATGCAGATAGTTCTTTTCGAACTCGTCTAGCGCTCCAGCGCGGGCATAACGTGCATAGTCAAAGAGCAGCGCACGGGCATCCCCCTCTACGGTGTAGTCTTTTGCCGCACCGGCGTGGCGGTCAAGATAAGCGATTCCTCTTTCGAGTATTCCGGTTAATTTCTTTTCCGTCGCCTCATCCGACCAGCTGATATCCAGCTCGTTTTTTGCTGCGTCAAGCAGCCCATTCGGCAACGCCATGTGCGCGCCTCCCTCTTTTGCTTACGGTTCTTTTTCGCCCTCTTCCGGCTTTTCCGGTGCGTCCGGTGCGTCATCCGCGTTCTCTGCGGGTTTCTGCGGTACGGAATCGCCTGTCATGATCTCCACCAACGGCGTCTTGCGGCCTTTGTTGATCTCCGCAATTCGCTTCTCATCCGCCTCGAAGGTCGTTCCTGCGGCGTGAAGCTCGTTGGTGTATTTGTCGACGAACTTGTGAAGCACCCTTACGGTGTGAGTCTTTTTGTTAGCCATATTTCACCTCACGCTACAGGGGTGTCTTCGATGTTGTCCACGTTGACCTTGAGGATGGTGGGCAGCAGGTTGGTGATGTCGCAGTACACGAACGCGTTTGCGTCCTTCGGGCGCCCGTTGCCGTACATCTTGGTACGGTAGACGCGCGCATCGTCAAGGAACTTTACATGATCGGAGAACTCGATCTTCCCGCCCTGGGTTCCGATACCGACGCCCATGAAATACTCTGATGCGAGGCCGATAATTGCATGGTTCGACGGAGCCGCCGCCGATACGAACGGCTTCATCGGATACGGGAAAACGTTGTTGTTCCAGCTGCCGTCCGTTGCACGGACGGTCGTTGCGGGATAGACCTTGGTGTAGTAATCGCTCGGATTCACCACCATGATCAACTCCGGCACTTCGCGCCGCTTGCTATTCGGTCCCTGCGAGATCGTGTCCAGCAGCGCACCGATGGTTGCCGGGGTGATTTCGTTGAGCGGCACCGCCGTCTTGCGCGGATAAACGCCATCCGTCGCGCCGGTGAGAGCGCGCGACATGCCCAGCGGCTTGTCTTTTCCGTCGCCGTCGACCACGACAGCCTCGACGGCAACAGCAATCGCCTCGGACAGTACCGTGCGCACCCATCTCTCCAGCCATTCGGGTCCAAGATCGAGCCACGCGTTGGAGATCGGAATGTACGCCGTTACTTTCAGCATCGAAAGGTTGATCTCACTGAACGCACCTGCCAGCTCACTGCTGATGGTTGCCGTCAAATCACCCCAGCTGGCAACACCGCTGGAAGTCGAGAGCAGCCACTTGGTGAGCGCCTTGGTGTTCTGAAAATCGATTGCGGCAAGCAGCGGGTGATTCTCCACGAGGTAATCGAGCACGCTGTTGATTTCCGTCTCCGGCAGCACCGCCGTGATCGCCGAAACGGCCATCTGTGGGTTGTTGTCCGCCATCGCCTTGGCGAGGTCGGTAAAGTACGTTTTCTCCTGTGCGGTCAGCTGCCGCACGCCGCGCTGCGCGAGCACTGCGGCGTCCGTAACGCCGAGAAGCTCCTGCGCGTCCTGCATGATGCTCGTCTGCATGTTCTGTGCAAACTCGCCCCACGCCGACGCAAATTCCTCCGTGTTGTTGTCCTTCACAGCCGTATGCATTCGCTGGAAAAGCGCCGCATTCGCCTGCTTGATGACGTCGAGATTTCTCATAGTGGTTGTTCCTTTCCGCCCAATAGGGCACTCAAAAAGTCCATGATGTTCTTGCTCTGCTTATTGGCAGGCTCATGCGTCGGTTCGGGGTTCGGCGCTTTGGTTTGCGTCGGTTCAGATGCCGTTGGCAAAGAAAAAGCCGCCCGGATGGCGGCAATGTCCTGTCTCATTTGTTCCAGCGTGTCAGTGTTTGGCAGCGGCGTTGCTTGCGGTTCCGTAAGCACGCGCATCAGCGCGCTCATGGCGCTTGCGGCAGGTTTCACGTCCTTCTCCGGTTGCTAAATCTCTGTAGCAAACCCCCACTGTAGCGCATCGGTCGGCGTTATCCACGACTCGTTTTTAAGAAGTTTATCCAACTCCTCGTCCGAAATGTTGATTTTCGCCTTGTAAGCTTCCGCTGCTGTTCTGCTCATGGCTTCGAGGGCATCCGCATACTTGCGGAGTTGATCCGCG